GGGGTTAACAAGCTATAACCTCGCGCGAGAGCCGGAACATAAAGCCGGGGCCTTGGAGGCGCTGACCGTCAGCCAAATCAAGGCCCTGGCATCCGGCTTAGGTTATAGCATCACAAAAACGAAAAAGGCTGACATTATTTCAGAATTTTTGGAGCAACAGGGGGCATAACGATGCGGGAAAAGGTCAAGCTTGCGCTGCGGATTACGACCACCGCGTTTGATGGCGAAATCGATGACTTGATCGTTGCGGCGATGGCCGACCTCCGTATCGCCGGTGTTACGCAGCAGGACCAAACGGACCCGCTCATTATACGGGCGGTGGTTACATACTGCCGGGCAAACTTTGGCAGCCCGGATGAGTATGACAGATTAAAAGTGTCTTATGATGAGCAGAAGGCACAGCTTAAAACGTCCACCGGATATACTGATTGGGGCGAAGAAAATGGATAGATCAAGAGTACTTACCCTTATCGGAGTAACATATACCACAGATAGCATTGGACAGCGTGTGCCACAGGAGGAGCCGCGCAACGTGTTTTGCGATGTGACGAGCATATCGGCGAGCGAGTGGTTCGACGGGGGACGTGTCGGTCTGAACCCGGAGCGCCGCGCGATCTTATTCTCCCATGATTACGCGGGAGAAGAAATCTGCGAACTGGACGGCGTGCGATATGGCATATACCGCACCTACATCGGGCGTAATGAAACCATAGAGCTGTATCTGGAGCGTAAGACTGGGGTGTAACTATGGCAGGAATATCAATCTCGGAGCTGAGCACAGAAATTGAACGCGCTCTTGCAGACTATGGGAGGTGCACTGCGGACGAAGTAAAAAAAGAAGTGCAAACAATAGCGAGTCAAACAATACAACGCCTGAAAAGTACGTCTCCAAAAAAATCAGGAAAGTATGCCTCCGGCTGGACCGCAACAGTAGCATATGAAGATGAAGAGAACATCAGGGTAAATATCCATAATAGAAAAAAACCTCATCTCACGCACCTGCTGGAAAATGGACACGCAAAATTAGACGGAGGACGCGTCGAAGGGATCCCACATATAGGACCGGCGGAGGAAAAGGCAAGACGGGAGTTAGAAGGCAAAATAAAGGTGGTGTTGAAGGGGTGACGCTGGAAGAAATCAGGCACGTACTGGGCACGACCGGATACCCTGTGACTTACCGGGCGTGGCCGGAGGGCGATGCCACCGCACTCCCGTTTATCTGTTACCACACCACATATAGCGACAACTTTGTGGCGGACAACGCTGTATATCTGCCTATAGACCATATCAGGGTTGAGTTGTATACAGCGGTCAAAAGCCGGGATATTGAGATAAAGGTGGAGGACGCGCTGTCATGGACCACATGGGAGAGGTCGGAGACCTATATCAACAGCGAGAAGTGTTACCAGATCACATACGAAATTGAGGTGTAGATATGGCTGAAAACAAAGTGAAATACGGGCTCAAAAATGTCCACTACGCTGTGCTGACAGAGGCAGATGGTGACGTTACATATGCAACGCCCGTCGCCATTCCGGGTGCGGTGAATCTCTCACTCTCTGCACAGGGAGATGAGACCAAATTTTATGCAGACAATGGTGCCTATTATGTTACGGCGGCGAACGACGGGTATAGCGGTGACCTTGAGATCGCCTTGCTTCCCGACAGCTTCCGTGAGGATATTTTGGGAGAAAATATGGATACAACCGCGAAGGTGCTCACAGAAAACGCAAATACAGAACCGAAAGCGTTTGCTCTGCTGTTTGAGTTTGACGGAGACCAAAAGGCCACCCGGCATGTGCTGTATAATTGCAAAGCCACTCGGCCTACTATGTCAAGTCAGACGACCAACAACGCGAAAGAGCCGAACACAGACACTCTGACCATTACGGCGTCTCCTCTTGCAAACGGGAACGTAAAGGCAAAGACCACCTCTGAAACCACGGAATCGGTCTATAGCGGCTGGTACGGGAATGTGTGGATGCCAAGCGAGGGCGGCGCATGACAACGACAGTTATGATCGATGGGAGAGCCATCGCCTTTAGGGCTACGGCAGCGGTCCCGAGACTGTACCGGCTGAAATTCCGAAGAGACATCATGCGGGATATGCAGGAGATCGATAAGGCCGTGAAAAAGTCTGAGGACGGTGAGGAGGCGATCCCTCCTCACCTCCTTGAGGTGTTTGAGAATATGGCTTTTATTATGGCTAAGCATGCTGATCCTACAGTCCGGGAAAACACGGTGGAGGACTGGCTAGACGGGTTTGAGACATTTTCAATCTATGAGGTTTTCCCACAAATTTTTGAGCTGTGGCAGCTAAATACTGAGACGCTTTCGAGCGCAAAAAAAAACAAAATCCAATAGACCGTGAGATGACAACCGCACTGCTGTTACTCCGGTCAGTGCAGCTCGGCATATCAGTCCGTGACTTGGAGTTGCTGACCGTGGGCATGGTCAACGATATGTACATAGAGGCCGAAAATGACAAATGCACCTATAACACCATAGCATCACAGGACGATATGGACCGGTTTTAAAGGAGAGCTGAAATGGCGGATAGAATAAAAGGCATTACCGTTGTAATCGGTGGCGATACCACCGGTCTGAGTAAGGCGCTCTCCGGAGTAAACAAGCAGGTTAGCACAACGCAGAGCAGCTTAAGAAACGTGGAACGCCTGTTAAAAATGGATCCCGGTAATGCGGTCCTCCTGGAGCAAAAACAACGGCTCTTAAATGAGACACTTGACGCAACAAAAGAAAAATTTGAGGCATTGAAACGGGCAGAAGAGCAAGTAAAAAAGCAATTTGAGAGCGGAGAAATCGCCCGTGAGCAGTATGACGCTTTTAACCAGACGTTAGAAGAGTCAAGGATACGGATGGAGAGAGCTGCGGATGCCGCCGAAAAGTTTAGCGCGTCTGGTGAAAAAATGTCGGCGGCAGCCGGGAAAGTAAAAGAAGAGGCGGATGGGATATCAAAAGCATTTGCACCGGCAACAAAGGCGATAGGTGCTCTGGGCGCGGCGGCCATTGCTGCGGTACCCGCTACAGAGGATTTGAGAGCGGACTTGTCCAAGCTGGATCAAAACGCCAGAGAGGCAGCGGTCGGGATCGGTGTCGCAAGAGACGCGTTCCGCGATTTATATGTCGTTACGGGCGAGGAGGACAGCAGTGTTGAGGCGGTGTCAAACCTCTTACAGGCGGGATTTACCGAGAGCAATTTACAAGCGGCTGTGGAAGGGCTCGCCGGTGCGGTTACGAGATTTCCGGATACGCTAAAAGTAGAGAGCTTGGCGGACTCTTTGCAAGAGTCTCTTGCCACAGGCAATGCTACAGGACAGTTTGCGGAGCTGTTAGACCGGCTGGGAGTCGGGGCGGAAAACTTTTCTGACGGGTTAGCTGCCGCAGGGACGGAAGCGGAAAAGCAGAGCCTTGTATTAAGCACCCTGGCCCATGAGGGACTTACAGATACCTATAACGCATGGGTAGACAACAACGAGGCCCTCGTTGAGGGGCGAGAAGCAAACATAAAATTTAAGGAGACCTTGGCTAATCTGGCGGAGCAGGTACAACCGCTCATCACCAAAATCACAGAGCTTGCATCCGTTTTTTTGAAGTGGTTTAACGATCTTGGCGACGGCGAGCAGGGTGTAGTGATTGCTATGGCTGGAATCATTGCTGCTATCAGCCCGATGGCGAGTATGGTGTCAAGCATATCCTCTATACTACCAGCGTTCACCGGTCTGCTGGATGGGGTAAATATTAAATTGCTCGGCATATCTGCGGCTATTATTGCGATTGTTGCGCTCGGAGCAGCCCTGGCGAATGCGTGGGATGATATGAGCGGAATGCAAAAAGCGGTATCTGTGCTTGGGCTGCTTTCGGCTGCTGCTCTTACCGCGGCGATTGCGGTAGGCGCATTCCAGTCCGCGCTGACGATTGGGCTTGCGGTAGCTGGCATTGTCGCTGGCATTATCGCTGTAACGGCGGCGGTCAAATCGGCAACAAACGAAGCAAAATCCGCAGTAAGCGCCATGAACAGCACCTCACGAAGCGGCAGCATGAATATCAAAGGATTTGCAGACGGCGGTGTGGTACGTCCTAACGACCCGTTCATCGCCATGCTCGGCGATAATAAGCGCGAGCCAGAAGTCGTTGCGCCATATTCTACCATCAAAAAGGCGGCGGCAGACGGATATTATGAGATCGCCGGGAGGACTGGGGCGCAGAGATACACAGGGAGCACAAGGCCGGTCAACATGACCATGGATGGAGTGACATTCGCCCGGCTGTCCATGCCATATATGCTTGACGAGCTTTCGAGGCGTGGGCTACGCATTGCAGAGGGATAACATATGAGTGTTGTTATGGATGGTATTACATACCAAGTTCGGGTAAGAGTAGATAGCCTGGATAGGTCTTTCAGAATCCCAGACGGGGGAAATGCGGGGGATTTGCTTTCCGGTCGGTATTCCAGAGATATTGTCGGGACCTATTACGACTATACGATGGAGGTTGAGCCTGACCCCAGGCATCCGCAAGATTATGACAGCTTTTTCGAGGCAATCAGCGCCCCAGTGGACAGTCATAGTATTACTGTGCCATATGGTCAGAGCACACTCACATATGACGCTATGGTAACGGATGGAGAGGACCGCGCGGGGGCAAAGTTCGGCGGTGTGCAAAGGTGGCATGGCCTGAGCATAAATTTTACGGCAATCAAGCCAAAAAGGCTCCCGGAGTAGGAGGGCAATGTGCAAAACAGGATCGTATACGGAGACAGAGAGTTTGCCCACGACCAGATCAAATCTGGGAACTGTTATCTCGCGGTCTCTCTGATATCTGATAGTTTGGAGTTCAACACACTGTCGGTAGTCGTAGAGACTAACGACAGCAATATCCGAAATTTCCGGCGCGACGCGCCCCTAGAATATTATTACGGGGCGCGTCGCGTCGGGCTGTTTTATGTGCAAAGCATTGAGCGGGTGACGGAGAATCAATATAAAATATATGCAATCTCCACAATTGGCTTGCTGGATGCCCGTAAACACTACGGGGGCATGTATTCTGGGCAGACAGCAGGGGTTGTGATTGCGGATATTTGCGGCGATTTGCCCGTAAATGTACAGGGACGCTTGGCTGAGCGTAAACTATATGGTTGGCTCCCGTACTCTGATAGTGCTAGGTCAAATTTGGCACAGGTGCTCTTTGCAATAGGCGGGACTGTAAAAACAGACCTTGACGGAGTGATCCGGATAGAGGAGCTTTGGAGTGGCACCATTGGCGTGATCCCGGACGATAAGATGTTTCGCGATGGCGCAACGGTGGGATATGATGATAGATATAGCGCTCTGATCCTCACGGAGCATCAATACATCCAAGGCGGAGGAGAGCGGACACTTTTCGAGGGTGAAACAGTCGGCGGTGACGTGGTGACGTTTGATGAGCCGATGTACGGCTTACAAGCGTCCGGGTTTACAATTTTGTCGTCCGGACCGAATCATGCCGTGTTGTCCGCTGGAGCGGGTACGCTCACAGGATTTTCTTATTTGCATAATCGCCGCGAGGTACGGGAAATCGTAGACGCAACCGCATCGGAAAACGTCAAGACCATTTCTGACGCAACCCTTATCTCGCTTGCAAACTCTGCAACCGTTGCCGAGCGATTAGCGGCATATTATAGGAGCCCCAATTATATACAGGCCGGTGTGGTATATGACACGCAGGACCCAGGCGATGTAATGGACGAATTTGACCCATTTGAGCGGCAACTTGAGACTGCGTGTATCCAAAGCCTGGACATCAATATTTCCGGCAAACTCAGGGCAACGTGCAAAAGCCTGATTGGCTATCGCCCCCCTGCGCCAGATGATACGCAGTATTATGATTATGTGGAGGTATTATCCGGCCAAGGTACATGGACCGGGCAGGATGGGATAACCGATATAACGGCGGTCCTGATCGGTAAAGGGCAGGACGGGCAAGATGGGCAAAATGGGCAGCCAAGCGAAAACACAAAAATTATTGTAACCTCGGCAGAGTCGGAAGGCGGGGGCACCTGGAGCTGCTCAGCCGGTACACCCGGTGTAGGGGGAGAAGGAGGAGAAGGGGGAGAAGGGGGGAAAATACTCCGCGTGGAGATGGAGATACCCACGTCTGGAGGGATTACATATAACACGACAGCAGACGAGGTTGTATTTGGCGAATATACATCCGCAAACGGTACGGCCATGCCGAGCGGATATAATGATCTGCTGACCGGCACCGTATACGCTAAGAGGGGTAATGACGGCGTAAAGGGCGGTGACGGCGGCGATGGTGGCGATCTATCCGACCACACAGACGGTTATGACGGAGAGAGCGTATACGCTGATTTGGGCGGAAAGGGAAGCGAAATGGCGGAGCAGCCTGGGGTTGGGCTAAACCGAAAATTCGCGGGGGCTGGCGGCGGTGGCGCAGCGTATGGTGCCCCAGGTAACAACTCAAAGAGCTGCTTTTTGGTCGGTAATGGTGCAAATGCGAGCGACGGGCAGGATGGGGAAAATTATGGGTGCGGCGGAGATGGTGGCAACGGCGGTGGCGGCTCCGGCACAAACGGCGCGGCCAGAATCACGGCAGAAGCGGGTGCAGCACCAGAGGGCATTTTTTATGACCCGGCCAATGGAACTGGAGGCACAGGGGGGGCCGCAGGGCACGGTAAGGCCGGATGCATCCTGGTCTATTACCGTAGACCTGTGCCGACTTATGCGGGTGCGTTTGTAGAGTCTGGCGGTCATTTTGTGGTAGACGCATCCGGACGGCTTATCATTGTGTGAGGTGACTTATGACACAAAACGAATTTAACGCTATGCTCATGGCAGCTTTATCCGATGGGATGCCAAGTGGGTACTATACAAGCCGATACAACGGAGAAGAAATCGATAACGCCATAACCAAAACATCTCAGCTCACAGGGCGTAATCTGCTGGATAACTGGTATTTTGTGAATCCTATTAACCAACGTGGTCTGGATAGCTATGCAAATAGTAGTGGACTCTATGGTATTGATAGGTGGAAGATACTTTCAGGGCTTTCAAATTTTTGCTACGTTGAAGTTAATGATGGTTATGTGGCTATTGTGAATGCGAATACAACGCCAGGTAATTATATCTATATCGCCCAATATTTTGAGTATGAAATCACGCCAGCTGGCGTTTCACGGACAGTAAGCATTATGGACAAAGACGGGGGTGTGAGGTCCAGCACAAACTCCAATGGTATTAACTGGGTATATGGCGATGGGATTTATATTTATCAGGGCGACGCTAAGAGTCTGAACATCAGATTGGATGCTGGCAAGCGGTTGAATATGAAAGCAATCAAGCTTGAACTTGGTTCAAGTCAAACCATTGCCCATCAGGACATAGCAGGAAATTGGATGCTGAACGAAATCCCGGATTACGGGGAGCAACTGGCACGGTGTCAGAGGTACTATCAAATTTTCGCGACTCAGTCGGTTAGACCGACAAACAAGGACGATTTTAGGCCTGTAATGAGGACAACCCCTGCGCTTAGCACAATTACAATCGGCAGCACAACGTATTATACAGCTAGTGCAGAACTTTGAGGAGGCCAAAATGGACAATACATCAAGAGTCTATATCAAAACAGATGACCAGGGCCGGATTATCCGATGCGAGGGCGAATACACCCTGCCAAGCAATTTGGACGGGTGGGTGCTTATCGAGGAGGGACCGCCCTGTGACCGCCTCAATTTGGCCCAGACGCACTATTTTGGTGTTGGACTTTGCACCGACGACGGTATCCCCCGGTATAAGCTGGAGGACGGACAGACGGCAGCACGTACCGATGAGGAGATCGAGGAGGACCGTGCGGCGCTTCCTGAGCCGAAACCCTCTGACCTCACGGCGCGCGTGGAAGCACTGGAAGAAATCACGGCGGCAATTGAGAGAGGGCTATCCACATGAAACTAAGAGCAACAGGACAAACGCTGGAACTTGTAGAATCCGAACGACTGGTATCCGGGTCGGTAGAAATCTACACGGCAGCATTTGAATTTGATCCGGCCTGGGATGGATATGCAAAAACAGCGGTGTTTACGGACGATATGGGCCGCAGCGCTGAGATCGCATTGACAGATAATACATGCACAGTCCCGTGGGAAATCCTTCGGGCGGGCAAGTACATCCATATAGGCGTATATGGAGTAAATGGGGACAAGCGATATCCGACGATTTACACGGCAAATGGCCTCAGGGTCTTTGAGGGTGCATTGCCCGCAAACCCATCTCAGCCTCCAAGCCCCACAGAATATGAGCAGCTATTGAGCATGATCGGAGACACAGCGGCCCTTAAAACCACGGACAAGTCCTCTTTGGTTGCGGCAATCAATGAGATATACCAAGCAGGCGGCGGCGGAAAGTCCGTTACAGATGCTCAGGTAAATGAGGACGGCGACCTTATTATTACTCTGTCAGACGGCACCACCATCAACGCGGGGCATGTAGTGGGCGCGGATGGTGCGCAGGGCCCAGAGGGACCTCAAGGGCCGCCCGGCGCGGAAGGAGAACAGGGACCAGCGGGGCCCAAGGGAGACACCGGGGAGCAAGGCCCGCAGGGGCCGAAGGGCGATACCGGTGCCCAGGGATTGCAAGGCCCAAAAGGAGACCAGGGGGAACCGGGCATCCAAGGCCCGCAGGGGCCCAAAGGTGACACCGGAGACACCGGCCCGCAGGGTCCCG